ACTCCATGCCAATGTTAAAGCTACACTCATAGATTCCTTCATAACGTCTCCCTGCATTCCAGTCAAATGAAGCTGCAGGAATTTTTCACTAGGTCTCCAATTAGATTGAATTGGAATAACACCGCCTTTACCTTGAGCATTAGCCCATAACCCATTTATAATGCCAATTTTATGTTCACTATGTATCTTTTTATGTTTAATTTCGTGTTTATCTTTGAAATACTTATGTTTGATGTCATTAATAGTTATATTAATTGGTATCTCGTAAGATGTATCCATATTTTTTAAAATTTCTAGATTTATTTCACCTACTATTTCAAACAAAATTTCTTTTAATTTTCTAACGCCAGGTTCAGAAGTGTATTCATCTATAACAAATTTTAGTACATCGACTGAGAAAACAATCATTCCTTGTAAACCCATTTTATCATAGACTTCTGGTAAAATATGTGTGGTAGAAATAACCAATTTCTCTTCTAATGTTAAGCTTTTGAATTTTATGCGATGTACTCGGTCAAGTAAAATTTTGTCAATTGCTTCAACGTCATTATAAGACAATATAAACAATGCCTTTGATAAATCCAACTCAATTCCAGAAAAATATTTGTCCTGAAAACAGTCGTTTTGAGCGGGGTCCAATAAATGCGTTAAAATTCCGACTATTTCCTTACCGTGTTCAGTCTTGGATATTTTATCTATTTCATCAATAAATATGATTGGGTTCATACACTTTTTATCAATAAGAATTTGAACAATTGACCCCCATGTAGACCCTACATAAGTGTAATTATGTCCATGTAAACTAGACCCATTTGCGTCTCCACCCATTTGTATCATTGCAAACGGTCTAGACACCCCATTTTCGTCTTTTAGGCAATCGGATAATCCTTTTTTCGCCATACTGGTTTTGCCAATTCCCGGAGGGCCTTCAAACCCAAAGCAATAACCGTCTTGTTTTCCATTGATCCATTGACCAATAATGCGTTCTATTTGTTTTTTTGCCTTATCGTGGCCGTGAACAGCTTTATCTAAGTTTTGCTTAACATTTTCCATGTACTTGTTTATTTCATTGTATTTCCCCTCTATTTCTTTTATATGAACTAACAAATGAGTATTAGCAATTGAATTATTTGGTTGTTTCTGGTCAATTTTGATTATTGTGTTTAGTACATCTTTATTAATTGATTGATAATAGATAACAAATTCCAAAATATCTTCCGTTCTTTCCTTCATATTTCGATTATTCATCTTTAACTTTTTAAATTCCAATTTATCCTTAGTTATAATGCTATTAATAGACATAGCAATTATTTTGAGATCTCCACTGGAACAATTATTTAATTTATTAGAAACAATGTTAATATAATCATCTGAAGCAGTAGGAGTTTGTTTTATAGACTTCAATGTTTTCACAATTTCTAAACTAGTATAATTACTTTTTATTTCATTGTTAGTTATATTGGTAGTTATAAGTAAATTAGTGAACTGTAATTTGATATCATTCATAATATTTAATATTGGCTCCTTTCTATAAATATTAAAAGGAATCTTCAATAATCCGTCTAAATATTGTCTAGCCTTTGAACCAGAATCTTCTGATTTAGCCTTTATTTCTTTTAGCTTTTGCATAGCCTTTTCCTTTACAGAATCTGAAACCTTTAATAGGCAAATCTGTTGTTCTAATGGTATCTTATTTATGTCAAAATTTGATAAATCATTTGTATATTGAACTGTTCGCTTCATAGCATCCTTAAAATATTGTTTTATTGACCAAGGAAAACTATCAAATAATATTGTTTGTTCTTGCGTGTCTATAGAGCCATTAGCATCATTAGATAACAGATCATATAATAAATATGCCAAATATTGATTATCATATTTGTCAACTTTAATAAGTAATTGTATTATTATGCTTCTTTTCATGTATAATTCCGACGATACAAATTCCTTCACAGCATGGGAGATGGTTTTTTGTCTTAAAGTATTTAAATTACTTAAATAACCAGCATACTTTGAATATATTTCATGTGTTTCAAAAATCAAATAATCCTTTAAATTCAATGATTGAATATAACGTCCAAAAGTTTCTCCTTGAAATTCTGGTGAATTTGGACAATTTTCCTTTATTGAATTATTTTTTAAATTTACGAACTTATTATTCAAAAAATCTATCATTATATCGTCTATTGTTCCGGTTATTATTAAACTCTTTTTGTGTTGTAGATTATGAACTATAATTTGTATTCCGTATACCTTTAAATGAAATGGTTTTATTTTTATGCTTATATCAGAACTATCTAAATTCTTTGATTTTTCATTAAATGGCGTATCATCTAATTTATTTTGTTTGTCAGTGTCTTTTTTTGGCAATAATAATTTATAACTTGTAGGATGAAAATATTTTTTTAACAATTCAAATTTATGTTTATCCATATCAGATATAGCATATGTATTTACAGAATTGTTACCAAAGCATATCCATAATAAATCTTCAAACGAATCTGTTCCGAATATTTTGAATAAAGCAGATAGTTCGTTATTTACAGTTTGTAAAATATTTATTACATTATCTGTGTTTGTTTTTATAGAGGATTCACTAATATCCTTTATTTTTGTGCTAAGATCAAATAGAGTATTTATACAACTGTTCACTTCACTTACTCCAATTATATCCAAAATTTTATTTTTTTGAACATGTAGTATAGTCTTTTGTATAACATCTTGAAAAAACAATAACTTCTTCTCTATTAAAATAACAATCTCTGTAGAGGCCTTTATTGTTTCCTTTTTAGAATTTATAGGTTTAACATTCATTATAATATATATAATATATTATATATAACTTTTTTACTAAAGATATTTAAAGTTTTGTCGTCTTATCACTATATCTCTCATTTATATATTTAGCATAACAATATTAAATACATTATAGAATTACATATTAATGGGTATACCTTCATATTTTAGTTATATTGTTAAAAATCATCCATCAATTATTAAAAAATATATAAAAAATGTTTTAATTGTAGATAATCTGTACCTAGATTGTAATTCTATTATTTATGATGCTTACAACAAAATGGAGTTTGATACACTCACTGAAAGTGTAGCTGTAAGCATTATAAAACGTGTTATTTCTAAAATTGAGGAATATATTTCAGTCATTCAACCTTTAAAAACCGTTATTATTGCTTTTGATGGTGTTGCTCCTGTTGCTAAATTGGAACAACAGCGTTCTAGACGGTATAAATCAGGATATCAAGCTGAAATATCTCGTATGATTTTTAAAAAAGAAAAGGATAATGCTTGGAACACTACTGCTATTACCCCCGGAACAAAATTTATGGCAGAATTGAATGAAAATGTGTCTAAACATTTTGACACTAATACTTCTTCAAAGTTAAAGGTCTCAAACATTATCGTTTCAGGGTCTAACAAAGTTGGAGAAGGAGAGCATAAGCTGTTTGATTATATTCGTTCAAATCCGTTAAAACATCAAAAAGAAACTACCATTATTTACGGATTAGATGCGGACCTAATTATGCTTTCGATTAATCATTTACCTTTATGTCCTAACATCTATCTTTTTAGAGAGACTCCTCATTTTATACAATCGATCGACAGTTCTTTAGAACCTGACTCAAACTATTATTTAGATATTCCAGAACTAACAAGTGCAATAATTAAGTATATGAATAATGATCGTGAAATTAATATAGAACAACAGAAAAATAAAGTGTACGACTATATATTTTTATGTTTCTTTCTTGGTAACGACTTTTTACCGCACTTTCCGGCTCTAAATATTAGAACAGGTGGAGTAGATAAAATGATAAACGCTTATAAAGCAACTATTGGAGATACGAATGAAAATCTTACTGATGGGAAAACTATTTATTGGAAAAATGTCAGAAAAGTGGTTCAACATTTAGCCAATTTAGAAGAAGAATTTATAATTAAAGAGCATCGATCTCGTAATAATAAACAGCGACAGTCTTTGCCAGACACTACACCTGAAGAAAAGTTCAAGAAGTTCGAAGCGACTCCATTATATGAAAGGGAACTCGAAGAATACATTAACCCTTTCAAAGAATATTGGCAAAGTCGATATTATCGCTCTCTATTTGGTATCAAATCAGATACAAATGGTGAACAAAAGCGGGATATTGCTATAAATTATATTCAAGGTCTTGAATGGACTATGAAATATTATACAACTGGCTGTCCAGATTGGAGATGGCGTTATAAGTATAATTATCCTCCTCTTCTAAAAGATTTAATACAATATATTCCTATTTTTGATACTGTATTTGTTCCAAAAAAACCTGCCAATCCGGTTTCAGAAATAGTGCAATTGTGCTATGTTTTACCTCGTTCTTCTCTTAATTTACTTCCAAATAAGTTATATTTCGAACTTCTAAGACGATATGATCATTGGTACAAAGGTAACTGTGACTATGTTTGGGCTTATTGTAGGTATTTCTGGGAATCACATGTAGAAATGAATGAAATAGATATTAATGAATTGGAACGTTTTATTGTCGAAAATAAACATCTTTTGTCTTAAAAAAAGAACCCAATTAGTAATGGAAATTAAAAAATAATATACTATAACTATTTAAAGTTTACAGTATATTATACTATATTATAGAATGCAGTTCATATTACTTCTATTATTTTTTATTAATCTAGTATCATCTCAAATTGATACAGATGACGATTATGATAATTACGCAAGTTACAGTAGCGAAACAAATGATGACGATATTTATGTGTTTAAAAACGAAGATGATGATTTATTAAATATTCTACAGTATACAAGGTATATTTCTAATTTTTTTACGCGTAATCTATTGACTTGTGATACACAAACACTAAATAAATTAGTTGATTGGACAAATATTTATACTAGCTCAGTAAAAAGTGCTGGATTATGTTTAAATGCTGGATGGGCTTTTGCAGCTGTAGAACAAGTAGAAAGTGATACACTGCGTTTACACGGCAGCAACTATAAATATGTATTGTCAGCTCAACAACTTATAGACTGTGTATCATATAATAATGGCTGTAACGGCGGAAAAATTGAACACGCATATACTTATTTACTAACAAGTGGTCTAGAACAATCTAATAATTATCCATATGTTTCATTTTTCAATTCAAGACCAGCGTGTGATATAAATCCTAATTTAGCAGTTACTAAATTATCCGGTTATTATAATCATTTATCCGGAAACGAAGCATGTATGGCGAGTTATGTTCAAAAAACTGGTCCGATCACCGTTTGTTTATCCACTAGTCCAAGTTGGTACACTTATTCTGGCGGAATAATGACATTAAGTAGTTGTCCAGCAACCTCAAATATCAATCATTGTCTTCAAGTTGTTGGTGTTTATCCAAGCGTTAATGGAGGATATTGGAAATTAAAAAATAGTTTTGGAACACTATGGGGTGAAAGAGGTTATATTCGGTTAGCATATGGTTCAAATGTATGTAATATAATTAATAATCCAATTTACACGTCAACTATTGTAGATTTTTAATAATTTATTATAAAAAAATTGAAATTTTATTTTTTATGATTAAAGTTAATTATAAGATATAAAAAGATGCAAACAGTTTCTAACTTACGCTTAAATTTACCTGAAGATGAAGTATCTTCATATTTAAAATCTATTTCTCAAATGTGTATTCAAGATATTACCGCATATTTCGATGGTCTTATATGCGAAGGTTGTGTCTGGAATAACGAGTATGGCAAAATTGATGATGAAGATGACCGAAAAAATACAATTAACTATACTTCAACCGACCAGTTCTTCGTTATCATACATCATATTAATAATGTAGCTTATTACAAGATATTACCCCAAGGTGCTACTACTGAGAATTGCGAATTCTTGAGAAATCCTAAGGATTACGATGGTTACTTTCTCGATTCAGCAAGAAAAAATAATTTAACCAAGGATACTCTTGATAAGTTATGTATAAGAAGCACCGTCCCGCTTAACGTTTATGATACACAACCACGAATTGAAATATATTTTGTATAAAAATTATATAAAAATAAAAAATTGTTTATGCTGTATTTTAATGTTTTTTTGTTTGTCTTCTTTTTCTATATTTAGTTTGTCTTTTTTTACCGCGTTTCAACTTACGTGTGTTCTTCTTTTTATTTTTTCTTGTTTTTTTATTTTTTTTACCACCTCGTCTTCTTAAACTATAATCTATATTCGGTTCGTACTCTTCACCTGGTTCTGGTGGTTGATTTAAATAATATTGATAATTAGCATTAACAGGAGGATTAGCATTAACAGGCGGATTAGCATTAACAGGCGGATTAGCATTAACAGGCGGATTAGCATTAACAGGCGGATTAGCATTAACAGGCGGAAGAGCCGGTGTGTTAGGCCTTTGTAGTCTGCCTTTAATGTTATCAAATATAGCAGTTATAAGACCAGTTTTTAACGCAATTAAAAATAACACTGGGATAAATAAAACCATACCACTATTTGTTATACCCCAAGCAATAGTATTAATATTAGAGAACCCTTGCTTTAATAAATTATTCCCGTTTTCAAGAAAATTATTTCCAAAATCAGTTGTAGAATTGACAATAGAATTAGCTGTGTTAGTAACAGTGTTTAAAGTTCCTTTAACATTTATTCCTAACATTTTATTAAAAATTTCCCAATCTTTCTGTGAAAGTTCATTTAATTCATTTTTCTGTTTTGCTTGTAAAACACGTTCAACTACATCCATTTCATGTTTCCTTTCAAGTTCCATGTTATTTCTTCTAGCTTCTTCTTCCAATCTTGAAAGCTCGGTATTTTTTTTCCTAGAAGTCTCAGGAAACTGTTCACATGCTTGTAAAATAGGATTTTTAATATCAATCCACATTTTTACAATAGTTTCAAAAAAATCATTTATATTTGAAGCTGATTCGTGTCCTTCCGCTAAACTAGATACTAAACCAGTATCATATTCAATTAAAACAGGAATAACTGCTTGGGATTTTTCTAACAAACTGTTCAAATTCTGTATTCTGATATCATCAGGAATATCGATTATAACTTCTCCATTTGGACTAACACTTTGTATACCTTTAATAACAGTATCATAGTACGATACCACATTTTGTGCCAAAATTTGTAAATGAAAACGAGATCTAGCTGGATTTTTAATTGATAATATTCCAGATAGTTGATTAAAAGTATATCTCGGTTTTTTTATTTTACAAACAGCTGTTAAATAAATTTTTAAATTTGTAACAGAAAGAGAATCAATTGTGGCTTCTTGTAGTTCTTCCATTTTTTCATTCGCCAAAATAGTAAATGCTTCTTTATCAAAATAATCTCCTAATCCTTGGATTTCTTTGTTAACTGATTCATCCACTGAATCATAAATATCTTGTAGTTCTTGCGTAGATAATGGTTTTACCTGTTCTTCAGTTTCATCAGCTTTAGTAGTTTCACTAGATACAGACTTTGGCCAATAAAAAAAAGCATTTATGCTACCAGTAACAACGTTGCTAGCTAAATTACTAGCTAAATTCGTAAGTTTATCTCCAGTTTCAGAAACAACATCTAACATCCCTGGTTCAGCCTGAGTAATCTGTAACGCATTAAGTTTATCAGATTTTAGTTGAACCATTTTTGCGTTAATTAAAGAATCTCTTTTATCCTTAATACGTTGAAACTCCATTGCTAATTCTGAATTTAATAATTCATATAAAGGAATAGGTAACAATTTGTCAGTTGTTTTAACAAACCCTTTACACATGTTTTCTAATACAGGATGAATAATATCAATTAAGCTATTAAGATATTCAACTCGAGCAGATATATTAGAATAAAATAAATTGTAAAATTGCTCATCAGAGTTTAATTGCAGAAATTTTTCTAAAAACCCTTGATTTCCTCTCAGTTTCGAAATAAATTCTTGCGAATATCTCTCTGTTAGATTTAAGCTATTAACAATTGTATCCTTAGGAAACACAACTTTGCGTCCATATTCACTAGTCTTTTGTTCCATTTGTGTAGCGTTCAAAGGATTAATCATATCATCAATTGTAGAACGATATTTAGGAATTTTGCCTTTATTAATATCAATAGAAACTTGAGCATTTTGACCATATAAAGAAATAGTGTTAGCAATGTTTTGGCTATTAGCCAATGAAGAAAACAACATTTGTATAACTAAACTAACAAATAACTGTATCAAAAGATTGTTTCCACCTTTTTGACCTCCAGCTAATTCTTCTACAGAACCGTTAATATAATTATTTGGCGTTTGTGAAAAAAATGGACTAATAGTGTTGATATAAAGCGTTAGATTTTCCATTTCAACGTAATTGGTAATAATTTGATCTAAAAAATAGTTTTTACCATATTGAACAATTGTAGCATATGTTGTCAAAAAAGCAATGACTTTTTTACTACCATCCGAAGTTTGTCCGGCATTGTTTTGAATACTATTTAACAAAAGTTGTTCCATTTGATAAAATTTATTGTAACCGATAATAGCTTGTCCAATAATTTTATCAAAATTTTTATTAAGATTATCAACAATATTATTAGGTGTAAGAGTAGTCATAATATATTACAACATTAAATTTTTCATTGCGGAACTATAAACAAAATTTTTTCTTAATCTGTATAAAATGTCTCAAACACAAAAGACTATTATATCCTACTTTCAAAGTAGAGATCATTTTATTAGTTTGTTGGAGAAAAATCCTGGATTAGTAATTATTAAATTGGGCGCAACTTGGTGTGGTCCGTGTAAAAAAATTAAGCCAGTAGTAGATGCGTTCTTTGCATCATCTCCTGATAACGTAATTTGTTGTGAAATAGATGTAGATGAATCGATAGACTTATATACATATTTTAAAAGTAAGAGAATGGTCAATGGAATTCCAGTAATAATGTGTTTTAAGAAAGGTAATACAACTTATATTCCGGATGATTCAATTACTGGAGCAGATCCAGGAGGTCTAGACGCGTTTTTTAAGAGATGTGGTCTACATTTATTATCTTTAAGAGGTCGTAAATAACTTAGAGGTCGTAAATAACTTAGAGGTCGTAAATAACGCATTTTAAGAACATATACAGCAATCTTGTTTCTTAAATGATTTATCTTTTTCTTTAGATTTATTAGAAAAGTTAGTTTCTATAGTATTTCTGCGATTAAATAGCCACGATAAAGAACTGTTATCCCGCCAATCATCATCATCAGTAATAAGTGGGCGTTGAGAGTTGCTATTTTCAGTGTTAATACTTTCAAAACGAATAGTTTGTAAATCGCTATCTATACTATCACGGCTATCGTTATCGTTGTCATTATCAGTAGACATAATATTTGAAATAATAGGATATAATAAAAGAACCAATTATTTCAATTTTTACATATATTATAAAAACAACTTAAAGAGCCGAAGATAATATATAAGAAAACAACTTAAAGAAAAAATGCTTTAAGAATTAAAATGAGCAATACCCAAACCCAATACAACACCAAGTTAAATGAGTATATACGAAATATGAATAATCTGATGTATACATTTGAAGTCACTAAATGTTGTGGATACAGTAATTTTATTACTATGTATAAGAATGAAACTTTATGCCATCTTTACTCGACAATAATTGAACATTTTAATTTAAAAAGTCTTAAAGAAGTGTATTTTTATCCTCCTAATGGAGGTCACGTTAAAATCCCATTGTCTAACAAATCTATAAATGCATTTGTAAAAGAAAATATTTTATGTGATCCTGTGAAGCTAGAACCTATTTACCAATTACCGAATCCTGTTGTTTATCGTTTATATATTGATGAAGATATGAATTGTGAAGGACATTGTGCATCTAATCAATGCTCTAGTTCAAATTGTATAAAAAATCAAACTGGTTAATTTATTTAATCCTTATAAATATTTTATTTAAATTATAAATTAAATATTTCGTTTCTATAATATAAAATGAATTACAGAGGACTTGGAGAATGCACCCCTACAAGTTGCCCAAAAGCTGGAATTAAAATCCGTGAATCAAATAACGACTATAAACAAGACCCTTTCAACAATTCTTTAAGTAAACCCTCTCAATTATCTAAACCAGTTAATTTCCATAACACAACATTAGATACTCTAGATTTGGACTTAGAACATTATTCCTTAGAAGACTTATATCATCTATTTAATATTCCTGGAAATATATTGAACGAACAGTCTTTAAAAGATGCGAAACAGATTACTTTAAAAATGCACCCAGATAAATCCAGACTGGATCAGAAATACTTTCTCTTCTTTTCAAAGGCATATAAACGCATTTATTCCATATATGAGTTTCAAAATAAATCTACAAAAAAAACATATAAGGACGAAGAATTTTTCGATGAAAGTAATAAGAACGTATTAGACCATATGTTTGAAAAAAACAAAAACTTTAAAGATCCCAAAAATTTCAATAGTTGGTTCAACGAAGCTTTCGAAAAACATCGGGTTGACAACCCAATTGAGCAAGGTTATGGGGATTGGTTAAAAACTGATGAAGGTATTATGAATATTAATGAAAATGTCACGAAAAGCAATATGAACGAAATTTTTGAACAGAAAAAGAAACAAATACAGTCTTTAACTGTTTATACTGGGGTTAACGATATGTTTGCCTCTACTTTTGGAGGTTCTCTTTTAAATGGAGGTGATAATTTTTCCACTGACGAATATACTGATTTGCGTCAAGCATATACTGAAACGCTTATACCTGTTACAAATGAGGATTATAATAATATACAAAAGTTCAATAGTATTAGTGAATACAAGGCTCATCGCGATAGAGTTGATGTTACTCCTTTAACAAAGGAAGAAGCAGAAATGAAATTATTAAGACAAAAAAATCAATTAGATCACGATTCTTCTGCTTTAGCTTTTAAATATGCTAAGGAAGCAGAAAAAGCAAAACAAAAAAATAAGTCGTTTTGGGGTGATATTAAACAAATTAATAATCGATAAAATAAATAAATATAAACATTTTTCTTGTAAAATAAAAAATAAAAAATAATATAAATTTATAATATATGTTAGTAGCTAATTATATTATCCTATTCATTATACTTATATCATTAGGAATACTTTACCAAAAATACCTTGAAAAACAATCTAAAATCTCTAATTTTGATAGTTATGGTGAAATCAAAAAATATTTGTTAAAGGATAAAACTTTAGACAAGAGCAAAAAACCTATATTATGGATTTATATTCCTCACGAATATAATTCTCGTAATTGGCTTAGTTTCGGTTCCAGAAGTTCTAATGAATTAAATCAACCGTACTTATATTTAACGGTTAAAAGTATAATTAAGAATTGTGATGAATCGTTTAAAGTTGTATTAATAGATGACGGATCATTTGAAAAGCTTCTTCCTAATTGGAACGTAAATATGTGTCTTCTAGCTGATCCAATGAAATGTTATGTAAGACAGCTGGCGCTAGCTAAACTCATTTATACTTATGGTGGTCTTAATGTTCCTATTTCATTCTTATGTTTTAGAAACCTAATTGGATTATATAACAAAGGCACAAATGATGATGCTATGTTTGTATGTGAAAATTATGACTTGAACGTGACGTCTACAACCAAATTATTTTATCCTGATGCTAATTTTATGGGTGCCAAAAAGGAAAACGAAACTGTTAAGGCATTTATTGACTTTATGGAAAGAACTATTTCAGACGATTACACTGCTCAAACCGGATTTTTAGGAGAATTTGACAGATGGTGTAATGATAAAATAACAAAGGGTAAAATGCGTTTGATCCCTGGAACTGATGTCGGAACCAGAACAGTTGACGATGAACCAGTTACAGTCGAGACATTATTAAGTGATGATTATATTCACTTTTATGGAAAAATGTATGGTATATGGATTCCTGATAAAATGATATTGAAACGTAGACATTATGAATGGTTTGCTCGTATGAGTCCCGAACAGATCTTCCAAAGTCAATTCATTTTGGCGAAATATATGGTTCTAGCTTTAGCACCTGATTCTCATATGGGTGTTATTGAACCGATGGAAAACGATAATGGTAAGGATTGGATTTCTTTCTACAGGATTCCAATAAATTCTGATTCTCGAACAATAAACATCTGGGGACCTATGCCTATAGGAATTGGTAACAATGTTCCTCGTGCAACAAATGCTGGAAATTTGAATTAATTATATTGTTCAAGACAATTTCCAAAATGATCATAAATCCATATTTCGTAATTATATCCCAATTCTTTTGCTGCATTTTGTTTCAAAAATATATTATCTTGTTTTTTCTTAAAAGTCCAAGTAGACTTAACTTCAATACAAAGATTTTCTGTAGGTATAAATATATCTACATAATGTCTATGTTTTTTTCCATCTGATTCATTATACCAAATATCTGGAACATCTTTTCTATTAGTTACAATATCTTTTTCCGCAATATTAAGACAATTTAATAAATAATCTAGAGCAAATGGTTCATACCCTTGACACATAATTTCTTTACCAGAAGGTGTTATAAATTTTTTTAAGTTATATGCCTTTTTTGAAGCATTTTCTAGAGCTAATTTATTGTGTTGGTAATGCTCGTATCCATATTTTTGTAGACTTGTATTTTTCCCTCTATTTTTTACCTCTTCACTTTGTAATGCATATTCTACACCAAATCGTTCCAAACAAGTTTGTTTGACTTTATTTTTTATATCTTGGTTTTGTGATGGATATTCTACCCCATATTTTAATAAATTAGTTTGTTTTCTTTTATTTTGAACATCTTTATTTTGTAAAGCGCATTCGAACCCATACCTTTGTAAATTTGTATTTCTAATTTTTTCTTTAATATCTTCATTCTTTGCTGGAGCTGTTACACCGTATTTTTGAAGATTTGTTTCTCTTATTTTACTTTTTGTTTTCTCTAAATTTAGTTTATTTGAATTAATAATTTTGTTTTTAATGATTTCATTTTGTGATGCAAATTCTACGCCATATTTATTCATCATAGTTTTTCTCATTTTTTCTTTTACCATTTTATTTTGAGAAGGAACTTCAGTTCCATATTTTATAATATTAGTCTGTTTTCTTTTATTAATAGAATTTTGAGAATGACATTTATTTTTTGTTTCTTCAACTAATAAATTGGTAACGTGTCCATATTTTTCTAAACAGGTTTGTTTCATTTTTTCATTTTTAATTATTTTTAAACATGAATTACAATAAAAATTTTTATCTTCATTTAACATTCTAAATGCTTTTTTATAGATTCCTATACAATTTTCTGTTTTACAATAACCTTCTATTTTAGTATCTCTATCAACACTATCATACTTATTAACTAGTTTAAGATCATTTTGTAAACAAAATTCTTCTAATGTGTCTAACCCAGTTTTTTTCTTTTTTTCTTTTTTAATTATAATTAAACAATAATCACAATAAAAACTTTTGTTTGCATTCAAAACTCTAAAACCTTTTTTATATGTTCCATTGCAATTTTCTGTTTTACAATAACCCTCTATTATAGTATCTCTATTAACAATTTCACAATTATGAACTAATTTAAGTTCATTATATAAACAAAATTCTTTTAATGTATTAACATTATATATTGATTTAATAGTCATTATATAATATACAAATATTATATCTAAATACTTTGGAACGAATTATTTAATTCTCATTAATATTTTCTATTTTTTCTTTTTGAAGTTTTTCCTTTCTTTTTAAATATGCATTTCTGCGGTATTCTTTGATCTTTTCTGGATTTTCTTCTGCTATTTTTTTTAACCTTTGTGATGCCTTTTCTTTTACAACGTCTTTATTATTTTCATAATATTTTTTTTTTGATACAGCTAATGAGTTTATATGAGATTTTAACTCTAATATTTCCTTTTTCAGTTCTTCATTTTCTTTTATTAAAGCGTCCATTATAGATATATACTAACAAATTATATGTTTAATTATTTTATAATAAATATTTAGTTATAATATAATGAGTAATATCGATGAAAAGCTTGAAGACGAAGTAGATGATATTTTATCACCTGAAGAACACCAAATAATAGAAACCATTCAAAAGGTTTCATTTGTTAAACCTGTAGAGGAAGTAAAAGTAGAAGTAGAAGTAAAACCTTGGAGTATATGGTCTATTTTTGTTAATAATCCTCTTAATATTGCTGAAGTTGCAGGAGCACTTGGTGGAGCAGGAACTCGACATATCGCCCCATTTGATTTAACTAGACGTGTAGGACTAAACAAAGTGGTAACGATCAATAATATATCCGGTAAAAATGCTTACGTTATTTTATCTCCAGCTCCTATTAAAACAATTGATTCTGCTGGTCTAGGTGTTAAAGATGTAACACTTAATGTAACTTTTTCTGATAAAGGAGATTATAAATCGCAAGAATTATCAATATTAAATAATACTAGAAGTGAATATGATTTAGATAATAGCCAATTTTATTATACATTATTTTTGCATATAGATGATAAATGGAAACAAGTATGGGCAAATCGTAAAATAAATGGAAGAAAGTATGATATAAATATCCTTCAAAGACACGTTTTGGCTGCAATAGATAATGAAAGTTTACCAAAAATATAATTTACTTTTCAATAACCGTATTTTTTACGACGTTTTTAACAATTTTCTCGTAGTTCTTGTCTGATTCTTCTTTTGTTGAACCAGACATAGCATTAAATAGTATCTTTTGATATTTGTCATTTTGTTTTGAATCAGGATCATTGTATTCTGGGTTTTGTTTTTGCCATTCACATATTTGTTTAATATTCTTATGTGCTACTTGTTTAATTGCTTTTGTTAAAACTGACTTATCGCTAGTATCTTTTGTCCATTCATTATTGTCTTTAATATATAGAATTTCTCTTTTATGATCAGCACAATGAACAGGTCTATCGTGTACATCTAATTGTTTTAGTCCATTCAAAAATATGTTACTAACTCCTTCTGCGTAGCCAACTCTAGCTGTATTTTCTAGGTCATTAACTGAAACAACTAATGAATTTACAAAGTCAGATATATTCAATGCGTTTTTACATGTTTCATTTAAATAAACATTCAAATTAAATTTATTGTGACTATTGACTGTGCTATTACTGATGGAACTATGTGGTGTCTTAGATAATTCAATAATTTGTTTTGTTAGTTCTTGGTTTTGTTCAACCACTTTCATAACTAACTCTGTAAGAGTTTGAGTGTCTTTATTCTCACCTGTATTATGGGTTTCTATAGGAGTTTCCTTACATTTCTTTTTATGACGCCATAAACCAGTTCTATTTTGATATTTTTTTCCACATATATTACACGTATTTACGTCTGACTGTTGAGTTATACTTTCTGATACTTTTTGTTGCAAATTGTTGCTAATTGTTGCCAATAAGTGTTTTGCTGACAAAATGTGTTTATTATAATTACACTTATATGACGTATAATAGTCACATACATCACAATTAAAAAGTTCGTTATACTTTTTGATACTTTTTGTTGCCATTTGTTGCTTAATATAGCAACAGAAAAGTATTTAAACTGTTTTAACATAAAAATATATGTAAATTTTATCGTCACAAATTGAAACTCATTTTTTTAGAGTTTGTGAGCGTTTTCGTCACAAATGTCGAAAAAAACACCCTTTTTCAAGACTTTTCTCAGGTTTTCAAAAATGGACATTTTTAAAAATGTCCAAAATCCAAAACCCCTTTGGACTTTTGTTTTAACTTTGTTACTGAAAAAAATACCAGAAATACTAGTATATTTTTATTATCATAAATGGTAACAAAAATATTAATTAAATTAAAACACATTTTTCACCGTCACAATTAGCATTTTTGTTAGTTTGATTGGGATCAGAAACACATTTATCTCCATTACAATTTAAGGTATTATCAGTTTCTTCTAGGTTAAAGGAAACAGATTTTTTGTCACTAGATGTATCCTTAAAATAAAACAAATATATAAGAACAATAGAAAGTAGACCTAAAGCGGCGGCAATGTACAGATAATTCTCATCCATTTGTATATAAAATTATGAATTAATAATTGTAATTAAAACGAATTTATTAAAAATATATTATATAAAACAATTTAAATGTAATATGATTTATCTATATATAAAATGTGTGACACGTTATATAACGATTCAAAATTGCAAATGGAAAGCCGATTAATTTTATGTGTAGAAGAGCAAGACAACGAAAATATAAATAGTAAAATAGATAATAGATTATTTATTGGTTGGGATTGTTTAAATAATAATTTTTTCGTTAGAGGAAGACGTCAAGATACAAAAAACTCAGACTTTGTGCCTTATTCTTTTACGTTTAAAAGCGTAGCATATGTATATGACTTTGTAGAATTTGTTATAGGTAAAACTGCAACAACAAATATTACTATGTATAATTACAACAATATTTCATCATTATATGATGAAGATTTAACATACGAATTTTTCCAAGAACACCTAGATAAGAATTATGAAATTGCAGGATACGATGGTATCAAGATAAATATATTAGAGTTTACAAGGTTATTGATATTATTATCTAAACAAAACCAAGTGATCCAGAAATAACTCAAAAATATATGTAATAGACAATGTCATATGTTGACTTATTGTATTTTATTTGAGATGTATATGTAATATTGTTGAAGTTACATATTTGTCTAATAATTGTAATAAAAGAATTGTATGTTAATTTTCTTTCTAAATATTTACGTTTAGATAAATGATAATATGGTGTACATTCTATAATAAAATTATTAATAATATCGTTAAAAATTCCTTTCTTATAGCTATTATTATTAAGAACATAGAATTTATCATTTTTAATAGATATATCGTCTAATAATTGAATAAGTAATTGATTAGGAATAGGCTTTTTAAATATTTGTGTAGACATATTATATATTAAATAAATATATAATATAAATTAAAATTTTTGTGTTTTAAATAATATTGGCATAACTTCTAAAAGTAATTATTTTGTGAGAGAGCTAAATAAATTATTGGAAAACAATGCTAATTCTATTTCATCTTCGTGAATATTATGAAAAACAGTTATATATTTACAGATAATAGGGATGACTTTATATTTCTGTGTTTCAGAAAGAGATTTGGTAATTTTAACGAACAAAAAATAGTTGTCTAGAATATCCATAACAGAATATCCTTTATCGTAAATATTATATAACATTTTAACAGCAGGTCCAAGCTGTCCTTTTTTAAGAAGTTCAGTATATTCTTCAAATGTTAAAAAACTTATGTTAGTACATACGCTTGTAGCAAGGTCTAAATCTATAGACTCATTAAGTAGCTTAAATTTTTCCATATAATTAATAAGAATTTTAGCATTATTGTTACATACATTTAACATAAAATTACGTGCATCAGTAGAAATAGAAATGTTTTCAAAATCGATAATTTTCTGCATAATTTTATTAAGATTATGTTTTTGTAAAGGTTTAATCTTTATAATAACAAATCGAGATTGTAATGATTCAATAACCTTTTGAGAATTGCTACAAGAAGAAATAAAGTGAACATTATGGCTATATTTATCAATGCAATTTCTAAAAACTTGTTGACTCTGCTCATTAATAATATCAATATCATCTAATACAATAATTTTCTTTTTTTGTTTGATAGATGAACACGTTTGACAGAAGGTTTTAACATCATTACGATAGTAATTAATGCCTTGTTCTTTAAGAGAGTTAATATGTAATATATTATCTTGATATTCTTGAGATGTAAATCCTTTGTAATATTCTTTTATAGAAGCATTTAAAAATGTGGTTTTACCAGATCCAATATCTCCAATAAAAAGAATATTGAGATTGTTCATATTAATTAAAGTATACAAAATGTCAATCATTTCATCATCAGTTTCGAAATCTTTGAAATATAATGGTTGATATTTATTTAAGAAAAGTGGTTGTTCCATTAGAATAATTATATACGTTAATAAGTATTTAAGTTTATCTTGAATTATAATATTATAAAAATGAGTGACTCATTTTATAATATATTAGAAGTTCCAGAAACCGCGTCAACAGACGATATAAAAAAGTCCTATAGACGTTTGTCTATGCTTTATCATCCGGATAAAAATAAAAATAACCCAGATGCTACCGCAAAATTCCAAAAGATATCTGAAGCATATGAAACTTTAGGAGATGAGGAAAGTAAGCGTGAATATGATGTTAGTCGTAACAATCCCTTTTTCAAAATGATGGGACAAAATTCTGGACATAATTCTGGACATAATCCAATGGATGAATTATTTGGTAATTTATTCGGAGTTCCATTAGGTCATATGCAGTCTTTTGGACCTGGACAAATGCCATTTGGATCAAATATTAGAATATTCCACAATGGTGTTCCAGTAAACCCCCAAGGGTTTGTTCAAGGACTACAGAAGCCGACACCAATAATAAAAAACATATCTGTTCCGATAGATAAAATATTAACAGGAACTACGATACCAGTTGATATAGAAAGATGGATTATTCAAGACGGTACCAAGATGTTTGAAAATGAGACAGTTTATGTTACAGTTCCAAAAGGAATAGATGAAGGAGAAATAATAGTATTAAGGGAAAAGGGCAACGTAGTAAGGGAGGACTGTAAAGGAGATATAAAAGTATTTATTAAAATAGAAAACGATACGGAATTCAAGCGAAGTGGTTTAGATTTGTTTTTAGATAAAACAATAACTGTAAAAGAGGCTTTATGTGGATTCACTTTTGATTTAAAATATATAACTGGTAAAACATATACGATAACAAATCAATCAGGGAATATTATAAGTCACGGCTATAGTAAAACAATTCCAAACATGGGGTTTTCGCGTGATAATCATAATGGAAATCTAATAATAGTATTTAATGTAAAGTTTCCGGAGAAACTAACAGAAGAAGTTATGGAACAATTGAAGAAAATAGCGTTTTAATAATAAAGAATTAGATAATTAATAATAAAAATTATATTAATTGTCTAAAAAACAACTTAAAGAGAACATATGTAGTATATATGTGCCCCTTTAGCTTAGAGGTAGAGCACCAGTCTTGTAAACTGGAGGTCCTGGGTTCAATTCCCAGAGGGGGCTTTAAATATAAAAATTAATTCAATAACTTAATTTTTATGTGTTTTATATTTTTATATAGGTTAACTTTATAAATGCCTAGTTTAGCAGGAACAGGAGGTCGCTCATCAGGAGTTAATTATGCCACATCGGCTATGTTTGGTCGTATGTTTAGATCGTTACAAAGCGCACCACATATTAAACGCGGAGCTCAAGTTTTAGCTGTGACTTATCAAGCAAATACAGGTGCGTCAGGAGGTTCATTAAAACGAGTATCACAAGGTCTTGGGATAAGAAGTATATATTAAATAACGTAAATATAGTAAAAATATTTAATATTGCGTTATAATATAAAATGGGAAGCGGATCAGGCGCAGGACGAATAAATTCTAGAATTTTTACCAATTCTTTTGCAGGAAAGGAAAGGGAAATGGCTTTTCCCTTAATGCCTAAATTATATTTTGGATTTCAAACAAAACCTCAATATTCTTATAATGTGTATTATCAATTAGCTGATAATAGTGCTGGATTTGGATCCCGTGGAGCAAAATGGGCTCTAAGAAACGGAATAAATACAGCATTTATTCCTCCAGCACCAATAGTTCGTTAAGTTACTTTATTAAACTTATTAGTCTCGATAAATATAATATATTTTTTTAGTTAAATATATTATAAAAATGCGCGGAAGAAAATCGTATAATATAAGGAATATTGAGGCTCATATTAACGCATATAACCCACAACCTTATTTAATTCCCGATCAATTTAGCAGAAATATGGTATTTCAAACAAATGCTGTAAATGTAATCCAACCGAGTGAACAACAAATACAAAATGAATATATTAACGCAAAATATGGAGTCTCAAGATATGCATCTAATATGGTTTCCGGAAAGATGTTTAAGAAACTTTAACATAGGTTAATACGTAAAATTTGAGTTGTTTGTAGTGTACTGAGACACTCTTATTTGGTTTTGTCCTAATTGTGTATAGAAACGACCACACTGTTGATTATTGTTACAAGATGTTGCCTTTATCATTTTACTACGTCTAGTTGCTACACTCGACGCTCCTACACCAGAGCCCGGAGTATATTTGTTCCATAAATTTGTAGGATGATTGCAAATAGTGGTTCCACCTGGAGTAAATTGAGTGCTACGTCTAGTGCCAACCCCGACATTTTTTTTATATAAAAACCCAGGAAATGTGGATCCCCCAAACCAGAATTGACCATTACTACCTGAACCTGTTCTAAATCCTTTATAACTTGACATTTATATATATACATACTTTTTTAAAAATATACTTTTAAGAAAAGTATAGCAAAATATATGATAGATTTAGATATATTATTCCCTAAAGATGAAAATTAAGAAATCTTTCTAGTAGGAATATCGCTAGACACAATGTAAATAGAGTTTTCAGTAATAATGATGTATTCTGTTCCTGATTTGTAAAACTTTCCAATAGGAGAAGTATACTCTTCAGCAGATTTAACTAATAATTTTTCGCCAGATTCTCTCACACCAATAAGAGCTTTCTTTTCAAGCGAATCAGTCCAATAATCAAACATAATAGGTTTATCCTCAACAATTGCTAATTTGCTAGCGTGTTGAAATGTAAGATCAGTAGGGAGACGATAAGTCGAGTTGTTAGCGGTAACAGTAGGCCCTTGGTTTGATTGGGAAGAAGGTGCTTGAGAAGAAGGTGCTTGAGCACTTCCTGGTTTTTGTTCAAAAGATGACATTTATATTAAAATTAAATTTAAAGTCTTTAAATAGTTATATTTACAAAGTATTTTAATATAAAAATATAAAATATAAATAATTATAATAAATGAAAAACGGAAAAAACACTAGTTCGTTCAACGATGATACAAGTTATATTTTATATAGTATAGCAAATTATCGACCAAATATAGAAAATTCTATACAAGATATATTAAATAGGTTTGTTAGTGTAATAATCGAATATATGCTTTTTATTTCAGAAAAAATAACAATGAAGAATAAGAGGTATTATAGATTTATATTTGAAAGAGGATTTGAAACATTATTACACGTGTTTTCTGTTATATTTTATTACACAAAAAACCTAGATCTAACATTTTACCATACTCAAAAAGCATATTATTTTTATATTGAATTTATTGAGCAAATATCGGACGATACCGTTACTTTTTTACAATTGAGTTCACGAGATGCTATATTATTCGTTTACAAGAAAACAATATTTGAATTAAATAATGAATATAAGAAAAATATAGCTGAACCAAGTACTGATGATAAAATTATATTATCAACTATAGAAGATTATATCTACATTTATAAAAGTATAATTCAATTTATAATAAATCACAATAATTTTAATTACGAGACAAAAATAGAATATATTAATAATTGTTGCGGTTCTATAAAAACGATTAGTGAAACTTTGAATAAACTTAAGGTTAAGAAAAATTCTATAGAGTGTATTTACTTATTTACGAATTTAATATCCGAAAAAAGAATAGCTATAAAGGATTTTTTTAGTTTACTAGATGAATTTACAAAAAGATTAAATAGTAAAAAGAAATTTGATGATAAACTCATAAAAAATAAAATTTATGACCCCGAAATAAATAACTTTATTTTAAACAATGAATTTAATGAAATTGTAGAGTGGATATTTACAGAATAAATATAGAACATAATTAGTTTATATCTTTTTCTTATTTGTTTTTCTTG